CTCATCTATCTTCACTTGAGATATTTTATAGCCGACGCGATACTGGAATATATACACTTTCCAAATCTAACGCGCCCTGTCCTAGGATTGTAGTAACCCCTGTGGCCGTTGAAGATACATCTGTGAAGTTCACCCATATAAAAAATACAATATTATAATAATCAGGTCAGATGGGATTGTCAATAATTATGGGAAATATGTTTTCAGGTAAAACATCTGAACTGGTTCGGCGACTTAAGCGTCTAAAAGTTATAGGTAAAGAAATTCTAGTCATAAATTCTTCCAAAGATACCAGATCCCCTGATGAAGTTCTTAAAACACACGACAATGTCACATTTGACTGCTTCAAAACATATGATCTTTTTGACGTCACGGATACTTTGTCGTTTCATGATGCCGATATCATAGCGATAGATGAAGCGCAGTTCTTCCCTAGATTGAAGAAGTTTGTTGAGTGTTGTCTTTACTGTGAAAAGAGTGTAATTATAGCAGGTCTCGATGCTGACTCTTTTCAAAGGAAATTTGGTGAAATTTTAGACTGTATCCCACTTGCTTGTGACGTCACTAAACTTTCGGCTTTGTGTATGTACTGTAAAGACGGAACTCCGGGACCCTTCACAAAGCGTATGGTAGCTGATAGAACTCTAGAACTCATTGGTGGGAGTGACGTGTATAGCGCAGTTTGCCGAAAACACTTATAACTTCAAAACACTATCAGATATATTACGCGCTATCCTGCGAAACCAACCCAATGGGGTCACTGAATCATTCTCATATAATGGAATAATTAGAGATATACGAGTGCACCCATTTTGTTGCTTAGAAACTGAATGTTTGACATCACTACCATTGTATACCACACCCTTTCCAGCTTTACTCTCGTTAATTTTAACTTTATCGTTACGATCCTTAGTCATGAGATGTGATGTATTACATTCACTCGTGTATATGTTACACACATACGTCTTTCTCTTACCACCAGTAAAATTATTGTCGAAGTGCCAGTCAATGTAGTGACCACTTTTGTTGTACAGTCTCAGAAACCAACAGTATTGTTCATTTTTACAGTCAGCAGGTTTCGTTTTATCATTTCTAATCTTAGATACATATTCATCTATTAAGTTGAATACTTGTGGTAATTTTTCCTTAATTGTACCCCGAGTGATCTTGTAACCTTCGACTGCACCCGATGCAGATTTATTACCATGGTTTTGTGCGACGTGTATGATGTCATTTACATATGGATTTAGACTGTTAGATATTGTACTACAATCTAACTCCTTAAACTTACCACTCTGAGCTGGTTTAAGATATCCATTCCATAAGTTCAGAATAAACGGTAGCAGTATTACGAACAATATGATAAGTATTGTTCTAATCTTCATATAATACAGTGTCATTTTTTTTCATCTCCTAAAATCTTTTGACATCTAGGATGAGTACGACCCGTTTACTGTCTCCAGTTTTGATGACTTCGTGGTATCTTGAGTGATCAAATAGGAAATCTTGACCCTCACGATGGACGTGTGGTCCTCTTTCTGTGTACAAAGTACAATCACCATTTCCAAGTATCGTAAGATGATATCTAAGTAAATGATTCGTCTCAGCTCTATGAGGTGATAGAGTCATAGGAGTATCCATAACTGCGAACGAAGCCGTAGACTCTTCAATAGAGGGTATCTGTCTAACAAGACTTTTGAGTTTAGGGAACTGATCAAATTTGTATCGGTAGTAGTTATCATTTTTGTCAAACCAAGGATCTACGTCATGATACATAGTCTTCTCTAGAGTTTTTGAAACTTCTTCAAACTCTTCACGTATCTGCTTATAATGTGATTTGATTAACCACAGACCCCTAAAATTCCAGGGTGAGTACGTGGGTGAGTGAGCTATAAAGTCTATCAGAGTATTTCTCATACCCACAAATGGTCTTTTCCAGTTGTGGAAGTATAATCTATCTACAGGTAATTTCATGAAATCGTGACAGATCAATACAAATGGAATTCCAACCAAGTACCACATTATTTTCTCCCTACATAATAAATGCCAGGTTATCCCCCAAAGACCTCTATGTATGCCCCTGCCCCCACAACTGAAACTAAGGAGATGAAGGATCGTTTCACGATGCCCGCCATCCCCCAGCTCACCATCGTTCAGATGATCATCGCTGGTGTTATCATCGCGTATGCTTTCACTGCTCGCAAGATTAAGGGTGTCGTTGTTGCGACTCTCGCCCTTACTATTGGTCTGCTGCACATGTATGATCACCTCTACCGTGTGAAGCGTGGTCCTGAAAAGCTCTTCCTCGGCACGACTGAGATGATGGGTCATAAGAAGGAAAACTACTGCGCCACTGGTGCATGTGGTTGCGGTAAGTAAATTATATTTGTAGATATTAAGTATGCGCGTCAAGATTGTTCGCAGCCCCAATTCCAAAAAGAAATTCAGGGCAATTTTAGAAGACGGTAAAACTGTTGATTTTGGTGCAAGAGGATATTCAGACTACACCAAACACAAAACACCCTCCCGTATGCGATCTTATGTGTTACGGCACGGTGGTCAGATACCTAAACGTATTATAGCCGAGAGAGATCCCACTAGGATTCAGAACCTAATGTTAGACGTCAATCGGAGTGATAAAGAGGACTGGAAATTGAGCGGTATCAACGGGGCCGGATTTTGGTCACGTTGGTATCTCTGGAGTTTTCCAACTACTGGAGGTGTCAAACGGTTTATGTCTAACAGGTTTGGGATACAGATTGTTTAAATTCCTGGAACTTTTCAAAAAAGTGTATAATTAGAACAAGGCGTTTATATAAATCTGAACCTAAATCAAATTTAACTAGATCTTCCATAGAATCAAAATAGATTAGGTCTACATCTTCCAAATCACGCATCTTTTTGATGTAATTGTTAAGAGTGTAGTGTATGCTATCAAAATTATCACCTTCCCATTCTCTCAAAATATTCTTAATCTGTTCCAGTTCAAGATGTTTTGACAGAGTGTTTACCACACACAACTTGGAGATATGTACTAATTTTTTAGATGTGTCACCATCTATTTCACGATACCACATTTTCCTCATATGAGTACGATTTTTACCATCGTCTTCTTTTACACTTTCAGAAAAATTGGATATGAGTATTTGTGCTTTCTCAATATTTTCATCGTTCATGATCCAATTATTCGCGAGGTCTTTTAAATCTTTGATGTTTAGGTCTCGTTCATTTGATTGACAGAAACATCCCAAATCCCTGAACATACCCATACTACTATCATATCTATATTTTTTAAGCCTTACGCGTTGGCGGGCTTGTTGTTCGCGGGCTTGTTGTTGGGCTTCGCGTTGTTGTTGGGCTTAGCATTGTTGTTGGGCTTCGCGTTGTTGTTGGGCTTCGCGTTGTTGTTGGGCTTAGCATTGTTGTTGGGCTTCGCGTTGTTGTTGGGCTTAGCATTGTTGTTGGGCTTAGCATTGTTGTTGGGCTTCGCGTTGTTGCCATTGTTGGGCTTAGCATTGTTGTTGGGCTTGTTGCCGTTGTTGTTGGGCTTAGCATTGTTGTTGGGCTTGTTACCGTTGTTGTTGGGCTTAGCATTGTTGTTGGGCTTAGCATTGTTGTTGGGCTTAGCATTGTTGTTGGGCTTCGCGTTGTTGCCATTGTTGGGCTTCGCGTTGTTGTTGGGCTTGTTGCCGTTGTTGTTGGGCTTAGCATTATTGCCATTGTTGGGCTTGGCGTTGTTACCACCGTTCGCAGCACGAGCCTTGTTAATGGCGTCGGTCGCTAATTTGAGGGCAATCTCACGGAGCTTCTTGGCACCGTTGTTGAGAGCATTGTTCGCGGGCTGGTTATTGTTAGCCATAGTCGTAATATACTAATTAGTAAGATTATTTTTCTTCATAGCTTTTTTTTTCAAAACATTTTTCAATTCAGCCATGAGTGCCACACGTTTGGCATTTACAGCCGGTTTCCTGGGAACTATTTGGGGAGGTGGAGGCGGAGGTGGAGGAGGGGGTACACCACTAGGACGCATTGTCATTTGAGGACTTGGACCCACAATAGTTCTACACACCCGAATAACTTGTTGAGCATTTTTTACACTATTCTCGAAATTCAATCTAATTTTGGCGCGGAGTTCCTTAGCAGTAAGTTTGACCCGCTTCCCACGGACATCCTTGGTAACTCGCACACCCGCCTTCTTGGCTTTTTCCTTCAGCTCTTTGTACTGCATATTACTATAGGTCAACATAAAATCTCTTCCCCCCCTGAATATCTCTGTATAAAGATAGTAAACATTGAGTTATCAAGATGGGTGATGTTAATGAACTAAAGATTATGATTAGTCGTGTACTCCTCCCCAGAATACGTCAACTTGAGAACGAGGTTTCATCTTTGAGAAAACATACGTGGCCGTATGTACAAGCTCGTAAGGAACATAACGAACTCGATGATATGGAGGCCAAGATACAATTTTTCAAAAATCTAGATGATGAGACAATTAAGGAACTTTTACGTATCAAATCCAAGTTACGTATAGGTTCAAATCTCCAGCATAGAGAATTTGATATGATTACATTTAACATTTTAGAAAACAATTTCTGTTAATACTGTATACGATGAGCACGGTAGCATTATCTAGTGCTTCATCTACATCAGTTGGTGTAGTAATTTCAATAATAGTGATGACCTATTTAGCTGAAATGGATGGATCATTACCAAAAATAGCCTTAGCATGCTGCGCGTGTTCAACTTGCTCAGGTGCTATTAGAACCATACAATATCTCTTACATGGTATAGTTGGTATCAAGACATATTATCAAATACAGGAATAAAATCTCAGACTACATTAAATCACTCACGATGGGTGCTGCGGTATCTTCTCTTTGGTTCTTCATCAGCCCAATTCCTGATGTATCAAACAAAGGTAAGTTCAAACAAGTTTCATCATTCATGATGTCTATTAGCTGCCTGTTCACAACGCTCTTGATTTACTGGGGTAAACAATTCTATGATATGCACCCAGGATTTCCGATTCCATTTCCACCGTGGTTTTTCCCTGGTATGTTGATACTATGCTGTTGTTGTTGTTGTTCGACCCTAAAACTATTGGGTCAGGCAAGAAAAATGGGTAACAAAAAGTAAATTAGAAGAAGTTATCGGTGCGATACATCTTAACCCCGAATGAACCAGTCTTACCAGTTATTGAGACTGTTTCATTTCCATATAGCTCCTGACATCCTATATCCTCCATACAGTCTCTGGCATTGTGACTTACTGGAACTGGATAAATTTGTTGACCAGGTGTAGTCGTGTAGTAATGATACCTATCGCGTCTACCACGAACCTCCTTACCGTATAATGGCATAGTAGTCTCACCTGGACCTGTCAACAATCCCATTTGTTGCATCTGTCCGGGCTTATACTTTTTGATGGGTGGTCCTCTAAACTCTGGTTCACGACGCACACTTACTGGGCGAGGTGTTAATGGAAGTTGAGGTTGTGTTGGAACTTTCACAACCCTAGGATTATACCACATGTAAACGAGAGCAAGTACCAATGTAATGAGGATACCGGAAAGCATCTGAGTTTTCGACTTGTTCTTCATTTATTATACTTAAGGAAAATCTTTCCGATAAAGGTATGAAGATACTAGCGATAGACATCGGGTATCATAACATGGGCCTAGTTTTAGCTGAGTCTTTAACTGGACCGAAGATTATAGTTGAATACATGAAAAAGGTAAGTTTGGAAGACTACAAGTATCTGAAGACCAATGACTTTGTTGACCTGGTTCCTTTATTTGTAGAGGATCATCAACATCTATTTGATGCGGCTGAGAAGATACTGATTGAAAGACAACCCCCGGGTGGATTTACGAATATTGAAATTCTTTTACATTACATGTTCAAAGATAAGGTTAAACTTGTTTCACCTGTGAGCATGCACGCGCATTTTGGTATGAGGCATTTAGACTACGAAGAACGTAAAGAACGGACTGTATCACTAGCCCGAAAATTTTTAAATGAAGAAATACCCTATGAAAGAAAGCACGACATAGCTGATGCCATGTGTATGATCATGTATGACAACTTCCATTGTACGACCCATATATTCGATCGTTTTAGGTATCGTCCACCTTCTTTAACGACTTGAGTTCATTATTCATAATAATAATTGAATTCTTGATGGCTTCCATTGCGACAAACATTTCATTTGTGTTTCCACGGTCAATGAAATCCTGAATATTTTTCAGGTTATGATCAATTGACTCTTTACTGAGGCGGGCGTTATCTTCAATCTTCTTTTTCGTTTCCTCGAGACGAGTTATTTTAGAGTAAATTGAATCACGGTCACCCATAAACGAGTGTGTTAAGCTTTTGATTTCCTTTTTAAGAACATCTTGATGTTTATAAAGTTCGACACGAGGAGTTTTGGATCGCCCCTGATCAATATCCTTTTGAATCTCGTGTATCTTCACAGAAACCAAGTTCTTTTCTTCGTTAAAGTTGTTAAATTTTTCCTCTACTATCTTCTCGAGACGACCAATTTCTTCTTCAATTTTGGTATCCATTACATGATATGGACAATTTATTTTGAAAATAATCTGTGCACATAATAAATGCCGAGTGTTAAGCAACTTCAGGATGCGCGTAAAAAGTTAAAGGCGACGCCTAAACCCAAGGGTAATTCACCTAGGATACCTTCCGCGGCTCTTCTCCGTATTATTAAAGCGGATCCCAAGATCAAGCGCAATAAACAGTTTGTGAAACGTGTTCGCGAGCTAATTAAGAATGGTAAGTAACTACACCTTTCCGAATGTGATCTTCTTACCATCCCAAACCTTGAATACATCTCTGATCATATTATCAAAGTGACCTAGACGATATTGAACTATACCCCAAAGAACAAAGAACACAGTCTTTGTGAGATGGTTGATTTCGTTCTCTTCCATTTTATAGATAGGACCCACAACCCTACCCATAAAAGTCTCTTCCTTCGGTTGTCCCGTAATAGCCATCTCCGCTTGAGTCAGTGCACACGTGTCATCATTTACACTCCAATGGTAAAAGATGAATGGAATTAAAATTGAGTAAAATTCTAAACTTCTCCTGTCATTGGTAAAGGGTACAATTAGGATAGCTATAAGAAAAACAAGATGAATCATAAATATAATATTCATTCTTAATATAAGATGAGCGAAGAAATTAATATGGAAGAGATGTGGAATGAATACCACGAAAATATACTTCGCCAGTGGGGGGAATCCTCTGCGTGTTACAGGTATATGCACCATAGGGCTTTCTTATTATTTAAGAAAATGAGTCTACGGTTTAACTTACCTGTCATTGTACTTTCAACTATTACAGGAACTGCGAATTTTGCTCAAAGTACGTTACCAGAAAGCATCCGACCCGCGGCACCATCTATAATTGGTGGTTTGAACTTGATAGCTGGTCTCATAGCCACTATCATGCAATTTTTAAAAATTAACGAATTAATGGAAAATCATAGAACTGCTGCGTTGGGTCATGGTAGCCTCTCACGTAACATTAGGTTACAATTAGCTTTACCTCGTGATGAACGTAAAAAGGAGGGTCTTAAATTTGTTGAGGAATGTAAAACTACGTACGACAGTTTACTAGAACAATCACCAGCTGTACCTAAGCATATCCTACTTAAATTCGAGAAGGAATACCCAATTGATGGTATATTCACAAAACCTGAAATCTTGAATGTGCGTCCAATCCCTTTCCTAAAACCACCAAAGACAATTGAACCTATAAGGGCTATTACTCAAGATACACCATTTGATAAAATTGGTAGAATGTTAACAGTTAGTGACGAGGAAGAGGAAGAAGTTGAGATTGAAGAGGAAGAAGTTGAGATTGAAGGGGAAGAAGCGACAGACGTCGAACAAGGTACGCCAAAAGAATAAACATCAATAGATTGGTAAGGATCGTGGATACAATGAATGGTAAAATTTTCCTTCTTAAAGGTTTTACGATTCTATCATGTAGTGCGTCATTTTTGAGTACCAAATCTATGGCCTGATTAGTAAGATCATCGATGGATTCCTTCATTAAAATAGTCGAGCAAAAAAAAAGACCGGTTGTAGCTACAATCCACGAAAAACGAATAGATCTGATTCGTAGATATATTAACGAAGGTAAGAATGTGTTTATATGTGGTCCAATCGGTGTGGGTAAATCATTTATATTAGAAAGAGTTCTAGAAGATACAAATCATATAGAATTATTACCCCACCATTTAAAACGTGATTCACATTTTTTACCATTTATTAAACCATCAACGAAACATGTATTCGTGGATAATTATGATAGTGTTTTCAAACCCATCATAGAACAAGTTTCAGATGGTAACAAACTTACACGAGCATCTTTGATTGTGACGACAACTACCATGTGTATGTATCCAAATTTTGAAACTGTTATAATTCCTAGACATAAACCTGATAGTTTACTATCTTTGACTGAGAATCAGGGGAAGGAGGCCTATGAAGCAGCGGTTAGATCTCAAGGAAATATTCGGAATTTCTTCACATACTTACAAGGATATGATGATATTGACGAGTTCAAAACCCCTAAAGAGTTTATAGCTGATATTTTGAGTGATCCAGGACCTTTGGAAATTCTAGATAGTATCGCTGAACATGGTCACATGTGGGACATATTTCAAGAAAATTACATAGACTCAAAGGGTGTGGATATACTGGTGTGTACAAACTCATTTTCTCATGCTGATGTATTCGATACGTATATATACCAGTCAGGTAACTGGAACTTGATGCCCTACTTTGTGTTACACGCATTAACTGTACCCAAGTCAGCTCTAGGAGAACCCTTGAACCGAGATAACATACGACCTGGCTCATGTTGGACTAAGTTAGGAAACTACAAAATGAGGAAACAAAAATTCTCAGAAATCCGTAAAAAATCAAGAATGGGTTTAGGGGTTGAAGAATTATGCCTATTAAAGAAGTATGCGGAAAAGGGAGAGTTAGAACCCCTACTTGACTATAAAATAACCCCTCAAGATTTTGACGTCATTAATCATCTTGCTGTCGGAAATGGCTTAAAATCAAAGGACGTAACAAGAGTAAAGAAAGCCTTGAAGAATGCCTACGATCGAAGATGAAACGAAGGAACAAGAGGAGAATGACTGCATCAAAGTCATTGGTAACGAGATGTTGTTCTACGGGGATGTAGACAGGGAAAATACTCTCGAATTTGTCGAGAAATTCAAAAAGCTTGAAATTGAGCTCCTAAAGAAGGTGGCAGAACTTGTTGGGTACGAGCCAATGATCCGTATTCATATTATGAGTGAAGGTGGTGATGTATACGCCGGTCTAAATATGATGAATGTTCTGGAACGATCTCGTGTGAAGGTAGTCACTATAGCTCAGGGAGCCTGTTGTAGTGCAGCAACCTTTATACTTTTGGGTGGTAAAGAACGTCGAATGGGTAAAAATTCTTACCTTCTCATCCACCAAATCAGCACAGAAATGTGGGGTAGCTTCAATGATCTCAAACATGAATTGAAGTCAACAGATAAACTTATGAAAATGCTCAAGGATATGTACCTCTCTAAGACGAATATTCCTGAAGCTAAATTCAAATCCTTGATGAAAAAGGATATCTATCTACCCCCAGACAAATGTCTCAAGTATGGAATCGTTTCCGAGATTGAGTAATCGTCGTGTGACGTTTATACAACCCCAAAATACACAAAAAAATGAAAATTATACAAAAAGTGTTTGCATTCAATGGCATAAATGTACTTTCTGGAGGCCTAAGTCGTTCCATTCTACCATAATTTACAACTGGTAAATCCGGCATCTACTTAAAACTGATATTTTATTATCGTACAATGGAACGCCTTATCCACAAAGATAAATTGAACCGCGACCGCTACATTGACATCAAGGTTGAAGACCTGAAGGATGGAACTGCGGATATCGTGAAGATCTCTGGCATTGTTGGGAGTGACAAGTTTTCTGAGTCACGAACCAATGTCAAAACTGGTTACGAAAAGGCTCTCAAAAGAGCCCAAACCATGTGGAACAATGAGCATACCAAGTGTAACCAAGTGTTGCCTATGCTCGCCAACAAGTGGGAAGATCGCCA